ATGGATGAGAAAGGAGATATATGGTATGCATATAAGACTAATTCAAGTAACACATTTACTGGTGAGCCAGGTGGTGGTAACTTTGGTAGAGAACCAGGAATTACTAGAGATGATGAATCTAAATCACCTCAAGAGGCTATTCAACCTAAACATGTTAATGCTACTACAGATGAGAAGGGAGCTAAAGGCTTAGAGAAAGAAATTGGTAATGTTTATAGTCCTGGTAATGCAAAATTTGATGCAAAAAACCCACAACATAAACAAGAGCTTGGAGTTAGATGGAAAGATCCAGCAAATACAAATAAACCAGAAACTGTAAATGTTGCTCAATGTGGACATATGAGTGACGGTAGAAGTAAGGCATATGGTGACCCACAAATGGAAGCAAATAACTCAGAGGATGGAGTCAACCGTAAGATTAGATTAGATAATGACCCACCAGCAGAGGCTATGTCTAAAGACAAGTCAACACCAGTAGACGGAGGCTCAGGAGGAGCTGGAGGTGTTAGAGCCGGGGCAGCCTATGATACAGCACAACAAGATACAGGACAAAAGGACAACCCACGTAAGACAGAAGAGAGACCATACTCAGGAGAAGAGGACGAATCTACAGGTGTATCTAACAGTAAGTTCAACAAATCTATTATATTAAATAAGTTGAATCTAGACCTAAAATCAAAGCTTATATAGCATATCTTTATATACCTAGAAATTATTATAAATAGTAACAACATGACTGAAGAAATCAGAAGAGAAGAGAACGAAGAAAAGAAAGACGAATCTAAAGACGAGAAAGAAGACAAAGAAAAATCTTTTGACAACTCATTAGATGCTCTAACCGAGACAATCAAAAACTTCGACATTAATGGCCTCAAAGACGAGATCAAGAATGTCGGTGCAAAAGTAGACAGTTTTGAATCTAGAATGAAAGCTCTAGAAACACCAACTGACTTGTCATTGAAACCAAAAGTTTCATCTGACGACGATATTGGTGCAAAAGTCAAAGCTCCAGATACTTATCAAAGCAATTCTTCACAAGCTGGAATCAAAGAAGCTGATCCTGAAAATGAACAAGCATCTGATAAAAATTCCTTAAGCATGCAGGAGAAAAGTTTATCTCAAACAGAACAAGTCTTTACTACAGAGACACCAAGACCAGGCGCAGCCATCGAAACCGTTGAGAAATCAACTGGTAGAGAAGTCAGCGAAGTGCTCAAAGCAGCACGAGGTGAAGGTTACGAAGGTCTTAGTATCATAGGTAGACGTATACTCAAAGGCGACTTCGGTGCACCAGCAGATAGTGAGGTTCCACAATGGTAAAAATTCAAACCATTGATGAACTAGAAGCACTATACTATGGTTATAACCGAAACAGCTTACGCAAAGCAGACGCCCCGATAACAACTTCAACAGCAGGTACTTTCAACGCTATCTTTGGCGCCTATGCATGGGCTCAACTCAACCTTGAAGCAAATGCATTTGGTATTTTACCAAAGTATCCTTGGGATAAATCTGGATGGAGGGTTATCACAGCAAAGGCAGACACTCTAGTTGATACTGGGTGTTGCAACAATACCGCCCTAGGTGGTACAGCTGAAGGTGGCTTAATTGCAGATACGATCAAACCAACTCTTGCAGAAATCGATGTCAGACCAAAAACCGCACAACTACCATTCAGTGCCTCCGAGGTAATGGAATGGCTTGCAACTCACTCAAAAGATGATATCTGGGGTGGTCTAGGTTCACTTAGACTATTCATGGCAGTTCAACACAAAGAATTGTTAAACAGAATGTTATTGACTGATGTAGAAGCAGGGGCAGCAGCAGCTTGTGCAGTTCACACCGGATCTCTTAATTGGGAATCCTTAGACAGAATCATATCAAGTCAAACAGAAGCCAACTTACAAGGCTCTTGTTCAACTGACAACTATGATCCATGGAAAGGTTCATCTGGTGCTGTAATCGATAGAGATTGTTCTTCAACATACGACGCAACAGTTTCATCTCCATCTGGTACCGTAGGTACTAATGGTATTGTCACTGACGATGTATTGAGAACATTCTTGAGAACTATCCGTAAGAAAGCTGGTAAAGATCCAAACGTATTCCTAGGCAGCCACGAAGTTTATTCCGAAATCCAAGGCTTGTACATGCCTTCTGTCCGTATTGCAAACCCATACGGTGAAGCATTAGTTCAAGTTGACGTTAACGGTATTCAAACATTCAAAGGTACTGGCGTAGGTATACACGTTGATTCCATCTATGGAATTCCATTCATTCCAACCAAAGATGCTCCAAGCAATGCTTGTGATTCATCCGAAATCGGAAGACTATTTGCATTAGATACATCTGATGCAGAAGGATATGGTTACCCAAGATTAGGTATCATGGTATCAATTCCAACTGAGTATTACGAAGCAACCCGTAGAAGTCCAGGCTACCCATTCATCAACAATGCATTCGTTGAGAAAGGTGTATTCAGAACTATGGGAGAGACCGTTTGTAGAAGTTTCATCGCTCAAGGTAAATTGAGAGACATTACTCTCTAGACTTATCACATTTGAACCCAAACTAACTAAAGCAGAGGGTGTTTTAGATAGCTTTTTTATATTAATCCTTATATATGATAGCTACCACATTTATATATGGCAAACACAGTCGCAGTGGACTCTAATCAACAGAGTCTCACAGGAAAGACGTTAACAATCCAATCTGAGTTGACATCAAAACTACTCACAGCAGTAGTAGATGTAACCGTGGGAGCATGTGATACATATGCAACCGGTGGAATTACAACTGACCTGTCACTGGGCGGTAGAATCACCACAATCATAGAAGCCTCAATCATCTCAAACGATGGTGGATTCATACTTGAATATGTGCCAGCAGCAGCCGGTGCCGCAGCTACAGGAAAATTCAAGTTTCGTGGTGTAGACCCAGCTGACGCAGGTGGAGCTATAACATTCTTTCCAGAAATAGCCAACTCTTCTGCACTCGTGCAAAGTGTTGCATACAAAGTTCGAGTAGTTGGATTCTAGAGATAGATCCCTACCTTTTTTATAATAAACCTTATATATCCTTTTACATATCTTTATGTATGGGTGACAAGAATCAACTTGCTAGAATTACTACCTGTGACGCAACTTCAAAGACAGGACACGGTATACTTAAAGCACTATATGTTGACACTCCAGGTGACATTATATTTAGAGTATATGATGGAACAGATAATACAGGTCTATTATTATTTGAAATTGATACAGACTCAGCAACATCAGGACACCTGTTTGCAGCACCATATATCAATCATCCAGTTAATGTAGGCATTCATACAGATGTAGTTTCAGGTACAACTGGTGGCCTAGTTATAGTCTACGAATAATCTTTAAATCTTATAAGCTCATTTATATAGTATGGCTACATGTTATGCTACTACCTGTGACGTCGCAGACTTTCTGAGAATCTCTATTACATGTGATACTAGTCCTTCTATTTCCCAGGTAGAGAAATTAATCAAAAGAGCAGAGGATAAGATAGACCATAGAACAGGTCATGCTTGGAGGGCTAAAACTACCACAGAAATACAAGACTTACCATTACTATATACATTTGGATGGGGTACATTCATATCACTTAAACATAGAAACATAAAAGTATGTGCAACTAGTTGTACTAAACTAGATTTTTGTGCAGGAGATAAGGTAGAGATATGGAATGGATCTAATGGTGCATGGACAGATTATGTACAAACACCAGGGGCATATGATGTAGAATATATCAAAGGAGAAATCTACCTAAGGGGCTTTATATTTACAATCTTAAGAAGAAACAGAGTTAGGATAACGTATAGATATGGAGAGACTACAGTACCAGAAGACATAGAAGACGCTACCGTAAAACTCACATGTATAGATTTGATTAGATCCTCAATCAAAATGGATGACCTTGAATTCGGTGGAGCTATTAAGAAAGAACAAGCTATGGCTGAATGGAAGACAGAGGTAGATAAGATCATAAGAGATCGTGAGGAAGTGTACGTATTACCTTGATCTTTAAAGTTAATCCAAAGAGTCTAAAGAAACTACAAAAGGATTTTCTACATGATGTAGGTACGGATTTACAAGCTGAAATTAAAGGTAACTTTGAAAACCAGAAATCATATTACGGAGACGCTGCAAAAACAATAGTATTCGATGAGATTGATAAGGTGGTAGGTAGTGAGCATTGGGGTGTTGCCGCATCAGATGTTGGTGGTGAATGGAAATGGCCTGGTAAGATGCCTAATATAGATAATATAAAAGAATGGGTTAGAAATCATTTTACAGGTTGTGGAGGAGAATCATTTTCTACTGCCTCAGATAAGGTTGTGTCTGTAATAGCATATAATATAGCTAAAAAAATACAGGATCATGGTCTTGATGCAGAAGGTAATTATTGGGTTGATGATACTATATTGGGTTTTGTAGAACCACCTCATGGTGCTAACGGGAGTGGTAGAGAATGATTACATATGATGCTATCCTTGACTTAAAGACAGCCTTAACATGTGACTGGGGATGTTGTGTTGGAGCCACACCTACAACTGACTTAGTATGGGATAAGAAAGTAGTAGGCTTTGATGGAGATGTGAGTGAGAGAATTATACTAACACCTCTAGGTGAACCCGTAATACCATTCGCCTTACACGGAGACGCCTACTGGCATGACGTAGTAATCAAGGTAGACATAAGAACCTATCAATCTGGGGGCATCACTAGACAAAATGTAGTAGTAAAAGAAGTAGACAGAATAATAAAGAATATGATTAGACGTAACACAGGAGACTTATTACAAATAGTCATACTCAAAGGTGAGACCAGAAACCAGGACTACAGAAATATGTTTAGACATATAATAGAACTTAGATATCAAGGCGTAAAAGATCACACATTCGTATAAGCAACTTTATATATAATCTAGTCATAAAGTAGATATGGATGGCGACCTATCTTAGTATTTACTGGCTCCTTTGTATATCTTCAATGGGCACCAGAGTCAACCTTTGGTACAGCCGCAGCTAACATAGCTGCTAATGGATGTACGGCAGCTAGATCTGAGGTATTTGGATATGAACAAAAAATCACATCATGGTCATTTACCAACAACAAAATTCCACTATCACAATTAAACGATGTAAGAATTAAAACTTATGCCTATGGTCAAACCAGAGGTAGTATCTCATTCGACTTTGTATTATCTAGTCCTTGGTTCTTAGAACTAATAGGATTCAGAAATGGTGATACAACTGGAGCTGCATGTTCATGTGACTTTACCCACGTTTGGGATATGACTGCAATGGATACAGAAGCAAAAACTGTACAATCATTCACAGTTCAAGTAGGACAATGTGCAGGTGCATGTGACATAGTAAGAACTATGGCAGGAGGTATAGCTAACAGTGTAACCGTAACTACCACAGTAGGAGAAACGGTGAAGGTATCGCTTGATGCTAATTATGCTAACGAATCTTTAACTACATGTCTTGACTGTGCTCCGAGAACAAACTCTGTGTGTAATGATATACCATTCACATTTGCACATGGTACTCTAGAATTTCCTGATGGATGCTCTCCTGTTACAATATCAGAAGTACAAGATGTAGACTTTACAATTACACAAAACTCAGACCACCTATGGGGTATTGGTGACTCAGTAGCAGTTAACTCATTCAAGAGATTGTTTGAAATCACTGGTAAATTCAAAGCAAGTTACACTGACACCGTACAATTACAAAAAGTATATGCACAACAAAACGACACTTTATGTAACACTGCAGCAGGAGCAGAGACTCTAGCAGTATGTCAACCAACACTTACACTTACATTCACTAACGGTCTTTCAACCACAGCAGAGAGATCTATTACATTTGAATTCACAGGTATATCATTAGCTGACCACAACTTAAACATAGAACCAAATGAACCTATCTTTGAGGAACTTAACTGGCAAGCAACTGACTGTGTAGTAACAGCTAACAATAGCCTTGGCTTTATACCAGAAGCCTCCTAAACCTTTATATATCTAACACACATATTACTTGTATGGTAATAAAGTCATTTGAAGTATGTTATAAAGGTAATAAAGAAACAGTAGAATATGAGACTGAATTATCTTTCGGGGAGACAGAAGCTATCATCAATGTAGCAATAGACCTCACAGACATACAAAAACCTAAAGTAAAAATAGGACCATTCCGTATGCAAATACTAATGAAGACTTTAAGAAAAGCACCATTCCAATTCAAATCAGAACAATTTGTTAAAGCATTACCTAATGGATTAGTTAACGATATATTAGATCATATCATGCAGGATTACCAATTAGTCAATTTTTTAGGGGATTGGATGACGAGCTTCATGGGCTCAGAGGTGGAGAGCGAATCACCATCGGAACCTACGCCTTCTGTGCAGTCAAGTTCGGATGGACAAAAGAAGAAACAGACAGACACTCAGCAATCTTCGTCAAAAAGCTCATAGCATTCGTTAATGAACATATGAAAGATGCTATACAGTTCAAGTAATCTTTAAATCTATAAATAGCATTATAAATGTATGGCAGATAAAAATCCAAGAGGTGTACAATCTTAGCAGATTATAAGCTACGATTAGACATAGATGAAGCAGCTTTAGCCAAAGCCATACAGGCTGGAGTTAAAAAAGCAGGACTTGATAAGATACTTGGTGGTACCAGTGGAGCCTCTGCAGATCAGGAGAAGGTTAAAAGATCTGAGAAAGTAATTCATATGATACATACTTCTGATGAAAAATTAAAAAAGAAAATGCATGATTGGACTCAAAAAGAAATTAAATTAAAACAAGAGGGTTGGAAGGATCAAAGAAGGGGCAGACTAGAATTAGAAAGAGAAATAGGACAGAGACAGAAAGCTATTAAATTATTATCTAAAGAGAATGCTCTAATTAGATTAGCAGGTGGTACTAACAATAGCACGGGTAGGAATATAGGTGGATTACTTGGTGGTAGAGCAGGTGGTGCAGTAGGTGCGGGATTTGATTTATTAGCAGCCATATCACATAAAGCAAAAGAAGAAAAGAAAATTGAGTCAGAGAAGGAGGGACCTATGACACATGTAAATAAATTTAAGAGTTTAAATAAACCAGGAATGAAGGGTGATATTAGTAGATTAAAAGAAGCATTTAGTAAAACACCAATGGGTAGAGCTGGTACTAAAATAAAACAAAAAGTTGGAGGTATGGGTACACCAGTAAAGATAGCTGGTATTGCTGCAGGTCTAGCAGGTGCTGCTGGACTTAGTAAGATGATTATAGATTCCTCCCCTGTATTGAAATCAATGTTAAAACTATTGAACGTAGGTATCATGTTAATCTTAAGACCTATTGGTGACTTTATAGGATTCATGTTAAGACCATTACTTCTTAAGTTTGTAAAGGATGTAGCTATACCAGCATATAAGGACGGTGCTAAGTTAGCAAAGAAATGGGGTACTAAATTCGGGGACACTATAGTAGATTTCTTCTATGACCCAATAGGTACAATATCATCAGCAATAGCACAAGCAATGAAGGATATAGTATTTCCTACAAATCCAAATGGTGATCCTGCAGGTACATTGTATGGACCAGATGGTTCAATTGTAGGTGAGTATAAAGGTTTACTAGATCATGTTATAGAAGGTCTTAATAAAATATTTGGTGGTGATGGACCAGTTCCTGAAATTAATGCATGTACAGGAGATACAACTATACTTGAAAAAATAGATACTAATACAAAAGATACATATGATGCAATAACTAAATGGGGTGAAGCATTTGGTTTAGAACGTAAAGTTATAATGGAGGACAATGCTGCATTCAAACTAGCAAATTATGGATATGATGATGTATCTAGTTTCGAAGAAGCTAAAGCCAAGGGTATGGATATATGGCACAAGATGAATGATGAAAAATCACAAGGTTATAGAGACCAAGCAATAGAAGATGAAAAAGCACGACAAAATAAACTAGCAGAATCAGGTTCATTATATCCTGACTATTCTAATCCATATCATAAAGATGGAGGTGTAGATGACCCATCACAAAAATCAATACAAGTAGCTTTCATATCTGAGGCAGCTCAAAGAATACTTAATCGTGTTCAAAATTATAAAGATGGTGCAGCTTGGGAATGTGCAACACCACAAGACAGTACAGGTGGTGGTGGGTTTTGTTTAGGAGCAGGTGCTGCAGAAAGCAGAGAACATATGGAAGTAATGTCAAGAGCATTTGAGGCAGGTGGTGAAAAGGGTGAAGAGATATTAGCAGAGTATACAGAGATGGCTAATCAAGCAAGAGATGCAACATCTAATGTAACTAACTCTACTACTGAGAGTGACACAGTATTAATGTTATCAAAAAGCATAACAGGTAATTATACTACAATGGCTGATGATTCTGTTAAACTTACAGAGGGTACGGCAGCAGCATATGATAAAATTATAAGTGCATTAAATAGAATGAGAGTATATACATCACCAAGTAGTGGTAAACGTATATTTAAAAAAGAGGCAACAAGTGTACTTGATGAGTTAGGACAAGCAAGGACAGTAGGTGCACCAGACAAATATAAGGTAACATGGGGTAGTGGAAAAACTAAAGAGATGTTTTTGTCAGCAGAAGCTCTTGATTATTATAAAAATACATCAGGATTAAAGGTTACTAAGATGGCAAAGGGTGGTATTATCAATGAACCTATATTTGGTATGGGTCAACGATCAGGTAAAGGATATTTAATGGGTGAGTCAGGTCCAGAGACTATTACACCAGGTGCAGGTACTAGTCCAGGGGGATCACCTACATTCAATATTACTATTAACGCTCACGGTATCAATGACCTTAACCAACTAAAGAGTACAGTACTAAGACTTCTCAAAGAATCAACAAGTAGGGTAGGTATAGTATGAGTGATATAACAATTACAAAGAAATCAGGCGACTGTACAGATAAATCTTTAATCACACAGAACTTTCCAGATAACTGTAACATATTATTCACATGGACACAAACATATCTATTTGAGTCATGTGATGTATTAACTATAAGAAATTATGATTCTATTGATTTTGAATTATGTTCCCCAGCAGGTGACTTTCCTATACCAGAGCTTAGAGATGTAGAGAACATACTTGTCAAGGCGGAGGGAAATAGATTAGTAATATCAGTAGCATGGGTAATAACATGTGAACCAACAACAATAGTAACTAATCAAGCAGCAGATTGTATAACATCAGTACAAGAACAATTAGACTTTTTCTTAAATACATTCCAACCAAACAGTATAGAGGACTCATATGTTATATCAATAGATGGTATAACTAGATTCGGTGCAGTACGTAAGATGTCATTCAGTAAATCAGCCCAAACTCCTGTAACATATAGTGGTAGGTTAGAATTCATAGCTGGTAATGTTGTAGTCGGTGAGTCTTAGTGGCCCGTGTAAAAGTATTAATTAATAATTCTAATAGAAATGTTATTAGTACTGAAGTAACAAGAGAAGGAGAAAGAGCTATTGATCAGTCTAATATAACATTACCTGCATGTGCAGCTGCATGTGTTAGTGATAACTTACATATAATTCAAGACGCAGTAGATCTTAACTGTATGGTAGGTGCATATTTAATGCAGGGTAGTGTTAAGGATGAATCAGGTTTAGGTAATGATGCTTTTGGTTCTATATCTAGACCAAGAGTAGACAGTCAATTATTATGGTGTTGTTCTTGTTCAGTACCAGGTAACTTTGGATATAGGGAGTTAGTTGTATGTGATACAGGTTGTAGTACATGTGCCACAGGTAAGGTGGCAACCAAGGCTATATGTTTTGATGGTTGTAATTATATATCATTC